ACATATCCATCACCTGAAGCACTAGTTCTGGTGAAGTTAGTTCCTGCTCCGAAAACAGGAGTCTTGCTCATCTGATAATAAGTAGTGCCACTTATTGTCAATTGAGTAATTGAGCCATTGAGGTAGTAACTGATTGAGCTGCCTCCTCCGGTTGATTCAGGGAAATTAGCTAAAGTGCCATCACCCCTAACATATTGACTTGCTAATCCTGCTCCGGTGACTGCTAATGTGCCTGATGTGGTAATTGGATTTGTCGTACTGGGAGTAACAGTGAATGCAGAAGGCATTGTAAGTTCTACTGATGTAACAGTACCAGATCCTCCAGTACCACTAGCAGCAGCAGTTACCCTACCATAGGCATCAACTGTAATATCTGCATTGGTAAAGCTGCCAGATGGGTCTGGAGTAACAACATCAAGACTAATGTCTGGAGCATTACCTCCGGTTGAGCTGAGTGGACTTGAGGCAGTGACTGCTGTTACTGTGCCTACCGGAAGACCAGTGCCAGGGAAGTAACCTACTACCCTCCAGCTGCCTGCTCCCTCACTGATAAGCATCATGCAGTCTCCTGCTGTGGTAGTTATATTGGCAGCTCCCGGAATAATTAAAGTAGTGGCATTGTAAGTAACTACTACTGCATCATCAAAGCACACAATGAACCTAGCACCAGCTGAGACAGTGCCAAAGCTGGTGATGGTAGTAGTGCCTGAGACATGAACAAAATTGCCTGTAGCCAGACTAAGATTGACTGTAGCTGCTGCTGTCAGAGTGCTACCTCTGCACTCGTAAAACGCATTCTCAAATGTTGAGACATCCTTCTGGGTGACAAAGCTATCAATGCCATCAGTGATCCAGTCTCTAAGGTCGAATGGAGAGATGAGCTGTGAGGTATTATCCGGGAAGTTGCTAGCACTTACTGTGCTGAGTGTTGCTCTGGTAACATTAGCCATTAATCATAGCCTGTATCATAGCCTGAGTCGAATGCACCGCCAGCCAAGGCATCCTGTGCTGACACAAGCAGGGTAAAAGTAGTAGTACCTCCGGAAGAGTCTTCAGGCTTATTCTTAGCTTCTGTAATGAAGCCTTGAATGTCTAAGCTGCCCGAAGTGAGCCTGACTTTCCGGTATTGCTCATCTTGGCTCAAAGTTAAGAAATCACATAGACTTTGAGGATAGGTAAATTGAACACTGATAGGCTTAAATAGGTAGTCCTGCGCTCCAGCTCTTAGCACTGTAGTGTTTATGCTCACATTCTCATAGAGTGGAGTGTCAATTAGGTACTGCTGACAAGGCTCTTGTGAGTCATCTATCTGACTAAAGTAGGTAGTCTGATACTCGCCTATCTGGAATTGCAGTGATGGATTGCCTGTAGCTGGCAACACTAGCCCATAGGTGTGCATACCCAGCACCTTCCACCATCGCATCCCTACTCTGGCAGGGGTGTGGAATATGTTGTACAGGTTTTCCATAACTCCAGAGCTGAAGGCTATCAGGCTGCTTGGCATGCTGACCTCCCCCGGTGCAAAAGTTACTGAGCCTGTCTCCTCAGGAAGATTAAAACATGTGCCTTCTACATCTTCTAGAGCAATCTCCTGCCGATTAAGCCAGATAATGAAGGTATCATAGTCATTAGGTCGGTCTGATGTAGCACCTCCATTGGTTATGGCTGATGCTCTCCGGTTGAACTCTATGCAATAACCTTCAGCAATTATTTCGCTCCGAATGTCTAAGGAAGCAGTGCTGTTCTCAGCCATTGCCCTATTATCAATGAAGTAATTGCGGTCAGTGTGAATGGCATAAGCTCCAGAGATTTGGATGTTTTTCCACTTATCTGAGAAGCCTAAGGTGATATTATTAACCAGGTCTTCTGACTTAGCCATCTGGTCAACCTCTCCTACATTGGTAAAGGTCTGGCTGATGGTGTTTTGGTAGAAGTACTCCCTAGGTTCTACCCTTACCTTCCACTCTGTACCTGTCCATTCGAATGCCCAGCCTAGGCAAAAGATTCTGTCTAGCCCCTCAAACACTTGCTTCCATGTGGTCTTGAGTGTCTGGAAGCCAGCAAATGGGTCTACTCCTCTAATTCTGCCTCCTGTGGTCAGGGCATTGTTCCAATAGCAGCCACCATCAGCTTCGCTGAACACATCAGAAAGCAGCATGTTGTTGTTGCCAGTCATCACATAGATTGCCCTGCGTAACCACTGTTCAATTGTCAGCACATTACAGGTGCTAGCATAATCCCCTGAGTTAATTTCCTCCAGAGTTATTGTGTAGCCATCATATAAGGTAATTTCAGTAGCTCCACCTACACTAAGGTTCTGATTAAAAAGCACTGTTAGCTTTATGCCAGGCTGAATAGTGATAGTTCCGGTGTAGGTAGTATTGATTGTCTCAGTTGCCAGAGGAGCTAGTGTGCTATTATGAAGCACAATTGATGGAGGGAATGGCTCTGGAATATTTCCATTCACTTGCAACATCAGCAGTTCATAGGTTGCACTTGTTGATCCTGTATTAGTTGCATCCCAGTTAGCTGTGATCGTGTATGTAAAAGTTCTGGCAAAGCCTCCGTTATTGACAAATATTGAACTATTGCCAAGGTTACCTGTTCCGGTCAGAAGGATGGTAGTAGTATTGGCTGTATTGCCATACTGCTCTACAAAGTCACTATTCTGAAAAAAGGTTGGGCAAAGAATAAAAGTCTGAGTTGCTGGCACTCCGGTATTCACTAATGTACCAGTAAAGTCAGCATAGTTCTTACCGAATGCAGACAGATAGAGGTCTTGCCTATGCAGCCTTATATTTTTAAAAGTAAGCGCACTAATGGCATCACCATTCAGGTCAGTTGTGCTGGTCAGGTCTATCTCTACATCCTGCCGGGCTTTAAAGTCTTCCCGGAAGTCATCATCTATAATTCCTACAGTCACCTCAAAGCTGTCTGTATCGCAGACATTATGCTCCTGGTAGATGGCTAGGTTTAGGAAGCCATCGAATTGATAATCCTGCCCATCATAGCCCACATCTGAAGTGATGGTTATAGCAATGGGTCGGTTTATGTAGAACTGGTCAAAGATGAGCTTAATGTACCTAGCCCCTTTGTCATAAAACTTGACCTCTGTGCTGAATGGCTGGTCAATACCATGACTGTCCATGCGGATAGCAGTGAACTCAATGCCATCCCAGCCTATAGGCTCTTCGACCTCTATATTATCTAAGTAGAACTTCCAGCCTGCCATAGCGCAAAGTTAAAAAGAAAAAGCCCCTGTATAACAGAGGCACTTTCGCAATCTAAACCAATTAGAAATGACATCAGCTTCTGAACCGATTGTTGAGGATTTTAGTTGTCCTCCGTTCGGTGCGAATATACTTCTCAAAACCTTTCTCATCCATATTGAGCTGAGTGATTGGAAGCCCTTTTAGAATGCTTCCTAGCTCATCCAGCTTGCCATACATTGGATTGCTAGACTGAGAGCCTCCGTTGTATCTAGAGGCATAGAACAGCTCTTGTTTACTCAGGGCATGATTTGGAATTACCTGAGAGCCTTTTGGTAGATCAACCAGAGTGGCAGTCGGTGGAGTGAAGTATACCTTGCCTGATGCAGTCACTACCTTCTCCACCCCTCGCTCACCTACCATTGCTCTACCTCCCTCAAATGCCTTGCCCTTAGTACCCTCTGCAAACTCAGGCACAGGCTGTGCTAGGATGAAACCTATCTGTGCTGCCTGGTTAGCTAGAGTGATTGCAGCTAAAGGTAAAGTAACCGGGTTGCTTGACCATTTGGCTATTATTGAGGCAGTTTCAAATATAACTCTGGCAATAGCTGCTGCTTGCTCTGCTTGGAATGCTTTAGTCTTTAGCTGCTTCTCCTGCTCTGCCCTTCTATTATTAATCTCTTGAATCTTCTGCTCATTGCCAGCTGCCATTGCTACCTCATTGTCATAGCGTTTATTCATGGCAGCTATCTCATTGTTGATATTAGTCTGATAGAGGCTGCTGAAGCCACTCAGTAAAGTTCCTGTAAGCTGGAAAGTAGCATCTATCTTAGCCTGCTTATCAGCTTCTGCCTTTTCTCTGGCTTTCTTTTCCTCCTCTAGACCATACTCATAAGCCTTCTGCCATTGCTTCATCTGGCTTAGCCTATTGTCATACCTCTTCTTCTCCTCCTCCTCTTCACTCTTAGTAATGTCTTTTTGAAACTTCTCAACTGCATCCTTTGGCTTTAGGAATAGCTTAGCATAGGCTTTCTCGTATTCCTGAACTGACTTCTCAGCTGTCAGCTTAGCTATTGCTACTTCCTGCTCGCTAATGCCTATACCTCGCTTCTGGAAGTCTTCTTTAATCTTGGCTACCTTCTGCTGATAGATAACCTCTTGAGCCAATGCAGCCTCCTTTCCAGCACCCTGAAGTTCTAGTATTAAGGTCTGCTGCTCCTGCTCCATCTTAGCTAGCTTGAGCTGAGCCTGATACTGTTCTCGTACTTGCTTCAATGGGTCTTCAGCCTTAGTCTTCTTAGCCTTCTCTAGTTTAGGCTTATCAGCCTCTTCAGCCTTTTTCTTTAGCTCACCTCTAGCCTTTATCTCTTCCTTGATTGCACCATTAACCCCATCAAGTGCAGCCTTCTGCTCTTTGGCTGCCTTAATGTCTCTACCAACTGTTACGCTTCTTACTCCCTCAACTAGTTTAAGGTCAAGTAAGCCAAGAGTTCCAACCTTTACCGCCAAGTTCCATTTGTTAAGTGACTTACTTGTCTTATCGTACTCAGTTGCTACTGTATTAAGTGACTTTAGCTTCTCATTGTTTTTCTTAAGTTCAGCAGCCAATTGCTCATCAGTAAGCTTATTTAATCTGCCCTTTGCACCTTTATAGGCATCTACCTCAAGGTCTGCATTCTTTTTAGCATCAGACTTGCCTAGTTTAAAAATTGAGTTAATCCCATCCATGAAGTCAGAAGTAAGCTCAAGAGCAGCTTGAAGGGTTGGCCCGAGCATTGTGCCTATCTGATTGAGGAAGTTATCCCAAGCATCGCCAAGGTTACTTACCTTACCACCTAATGTCTCTGACACAGCAGCCATTGATCCACTTACTCCCTCCAATTGACCAAAGGTCTCAATCATTTTTAAAGCTCCCTGCTCAGTCCTGTCAACCTCAACAGTTACCCCTTTGAAAGCCCCTACCATCTTATCACCATTAGCCTGAACTTTTATGCCTAGTTCATTCCACCTCTCGGTGTTGCTAACATCAAGAACAGCCTCTACCACTGAGTTCATGTCCTTGCCAAGGGCAGAAGCTAGGTCACCTAAGTTGGTCAATTGAGCAGTAGTAGGTTTAATACCTCTGTTGGCAAGCTTGACAAAGTTTTCGGTAATCTCTTGCACCGAAAAGGGTGTAGTCTTGGCAAAGTCCTTAATGGTTTCAAGAGCAACACTAGCAGCAGCTCCGCTGCCTAATGTGTTCTTTAAAACAGCACTTAGCTTCTCAAACTCAGCAGTGACCTTAAAGACTGACTGAGCAAAGCCAATGACAGCCTGAATACTGAATGCTCCTGCTATAGCTGGGCCAATCGGGCCAAGGTTCTTTAGGAAGCCATCAATGCCACCGCCAGCCTGCTTGAATGCACCTGACATCTTACTGCCTGCATCAGAAGCATTAGAGCTGGTCTTGTTGAGTTCTGAATTAAACTTCTTCAGCTCCTTGATTGCATCCTGCTCTTCTGCTGTGATCTTGTCAAACCCCTGCTGAGCCTTGGATAGCTCAGAGGTATCTATGACATACCTAATCTTAATATCATTGCTGGAAATAGCCATGTGCTTAATGTTTGGCTCAAAGATATGAATAAAAAAAGCCACCCAATTGGATGGCTCTTTCGATTCATGAGAACAAACAAATCTAACCCTTTACTCTGTTTCTCTTCTTTTTCAGGTCGCTAATATAAGCATTATAGATTAAGTAGTACTCGTAAACTGGCCTTTCGACCAGGTGCTTAATTTCTCCAAGATTTCCACCTGTGATTGCAAACTGTTCATCAAATCGCTGTCTGTGCTGTCTAATGACTGAAGTGTAATAATGTGCTTCAGGTTGTTTAGGTTTTCCAGAGTTTCGGCCTGCAAATAGGTCGGGAAATTCAGACTCAATTCTGCTAAAGAGGGCAGATAGGCATACTCTGGCAGTTTCAAAAAAAAACCCTGAACATCGTTATGCTTCATCCAATGCTCCATCTTAGCCTTATTGTATGGGTGCTGATAGTCAAGTGGGTTTTCTTCCTCATCAAAGTAGATGACTGTTGCCAGCTTCAGCTGCCTGACCATGCTCATGCTGATGTCCAGCTGCTCCTTGAGCCTAGATGCTAGTATGCCTATCTCATAGAGCTTCTTCTCATCCTTCTTCTTCCGGTCAGTAATCAGATTGATTAGGCCATTATTCCAGCCCCTGAGGAAGTCAGGGTTAATCTGCCAGAGTTCTTCTGTGAAGATATCCCGGGCAGCTATTGCCCTCTGGAATGGCACATTGACTTCTGTAGTGAACTTGAAGTAATTAATGCCACCGGAGGTGAAGGCAAATTCAATCTGATCCCACCGTTCTTTAGGGGCTACTCCCCGGTAAAGTATTCTGCCACCTTCTGCTTTAGGAGCAGCTTCTTCTGGAGTCGGTTCAGCAACAGGAGGCACAGATGGTTTGCGCCTAAGAAAATTAAACATAGATATAAAGGGTAATTAAAGATGTAATAGCTAATCACCAGGTACTGCCAAGCACCAGAGCAGAATGGGCATTCACCCAGCGGCTTTGCCCAGTTCATGGGCAGCTTCTGGATTTGGCAAAGATACCACTGCCCCAATGGGTGATCCTCCAGCAGATAGTCCAGAAACAAAGAGAAGGATGCGCTGAGTGCAGCTATGAGCAGCAACATCAGTAGGCTCTGCATCGTGTGGTAATTCGATAATGCAGCAGCCTCTACGCTTGCCACCGCAACTTGATTCAATGTCATAGATCAAGGGTGTCATTATTAATTGCGTTTATAGATATGATGTTAGTCTCTAGGTTGGTGTAGGCCACCTGAAAGGTCAGGCAGATGCTGTCATGTATCTTGCCATCCAGAGCCATGAAGTCAATGACCTGGTTAGTGTCCGGCTCAATGAAGGTGATACTGTACTGTCCTCCGTAAGGGCTAAAGAAGCCTTCTGGTAAGCCCTCCATATCAAGCTCCACAAAGCCATCAATGCCGACACTGAGCAGCTGCTGGATGGCTACATTAACCCCGGGCTTCACAATGTCAACCAGCACCGAATCATAGCCTATTGGTGCATAGATGTAGACAGCATCTGGGCAGCTATTGAATGGCTGACAGATAGGGTAGCAATCATTGCAGCATAGTGCCATACTTTTCTAGATTAAAGTTGCTGGTTATCTCGGCAAAGTTAGAGAAA